AGGAAATACTACAACAATGACCTTGCAAAAGGAGACAGCAACTCTCCCATCTATGCGGTGCTTGATATGGAGCACGCATCGGACGAAGGCTTTATCGAGTCCCTGAAGACTGCGAACAAGGTCAGGGGAATACATAAGCACAAGATGGCGATGCTCTCTGATGGTGACATCAAGAAACAGAGCGATGCATTCGAGGCAAGGTTCAAGGATGCGGCTGAGAATGGCGGAATAGTCACTCTCGACTCTATGGAGGACTTCGTACCCATCAACCTCACCAACTATTCAGCGAATGCAGCACAGATGAAAGAGACTGCCAACAGAATATACACGTACATGAGGACTCCGGAAGAGATAGTCCAGAGCAGATACAGCGAACACGTGGGGCAGGCTTGGTACGAATCGGTTATTGAACCGCTGTGGGATGCATTTTCACAGGCTCTGACGAATGCCTGCTTTACACAGACTGAAAAGAACTTCGGAAACCGTCTCATTGTATCCGGCGGAGTAATGATGGGAACATCGCTCCAGACCAGGATAAACATTATCGCCCAGTCGAAGGAAATAGGCATCCTCAGCATAAACGAGCAGAGAGAGCTCCTGGGATATCCGCCTGTTGAGGGTGGTGACAAGCGCCTGGTATCGCTCAATTATATCGATTCTGAGGATCAGAGCGAATACCAGAGCGGTAAGAAAGACAAGAATGACAACGGAGATTCCGGAGGGTCCGGAACGCCGCCGACATACAAAGAACCTGTAGAGGGAGGAGAAGAATAATGCCTGAGAGGATTGATGAAAACAAACTGACGGAAAGGAAGAATCTAACAGAGAGACGTTTTGAGTTTCAGGTGCGCTCGGCAGCAGCCGAAGACGGAAAAGGCGAGGAGCTGTATGTTGAAGGCTATGCCTCAGTATTCGACAGCCCTACTGTCCTGTTCGAGTATGAGGGCAGGGAGTACAAGGAGCAGATATGCAGGGGAGCTTTTGATGGCTGTCAGATGTCAGACGTAATATTCAACTATAACCATAGCGGAAAGGTCATGGCCAGGACAAGGAATAAGACTCTTGAGCTGAACATTGACGACACCGGTTTATTCGTCAGGGCAAGACTTGACGGTACCGAGGAAGGCCGCAAACTTTATGAGGAAATCAAAGGCGGGTATATAGACAGGATGAGCTTCGCTTTCCGGATAAGCGAGGAGTCGTTCGACAAGGATGAACTTCAGTGGAATGTACGCAAAATCAAGCGTCTCTATGATGTGTCCGCAGTCGATATGCCGGCATATGATGATACAGTTATTTCGGCAAGAAAAGATTCTATCCTGGAGGCGGAAGCTCAGGAAAAGGAAAAACAGCTGGCGGAGGCCAGACTTGCGGAAAGAAGAACCGCTCTGATCGAAAGACTGAGCAAACACTAAACCACAGAAAGGAAAGAATCATTATGAACGAGAAGAGATTACAGGAAATCGCTCTCCGTAAGAGCGAACTTGCAAAGGAAGTAGAGCCAGCTGATGAGAAGCGTCTCGCAGAGATCGAGACCGAGACTGCTGCACTCGAGAAGGAAGAAGCAGAGATCCGTAAGAAGATGGATATTGCTGCAAGGCTTAAGCCCGTTACAGCTGAGCCTATCAGGAACACTGCTGAGGCTGAGGAAAGAGCCAAGACATTCGCAGAGACGAAGAAGACTACTATCAGCGTAGAGGAGACAAGATCAGCCATCTCTAAGAGAGCTACCCTTGTTTCTGGTGGCACGCTTGCTACACCTACCGGAGTTAGCGGCATCAATGACATGAATGACGGAGAAAGCTCCATCATTGACATGGTATATGTTGAGAACTGTGAAGGTATGGGCAGCAACAAGGTAGCTTATGTATCCGCAGGCATGACCGCAAGCACACAGACAGAAGGCAGCGCTATCAATAGCGGTACCGCAAGCGATCCTACATTCGGATATGTTGAGATCCAGCCTACAAGCCTTGGTGTATTCAGCCAGATTTCAAAGCAGGCTAAGAAGCAGAGCCCTCTTCAGTACGAAGCTAAGACAAGGAAACTTGCTCTTCAGGCACTCCGTGCAAAGGCTACAGCTGCAATCATCGCAGCAGACCTCAAATCATCTACTTTGGTAGATGAGGTTACAGCAGCACTTGATGGCAGCAGCAAGGGTACAGTAGGAGCTACCACACTTAGAGATCTCGTGCTCAGCTACGGCGGTGATGAGTATTCAGGCGGACAGGGCGTGCTCTTCCTTAACAAGACTGACCTTGTAGCTCTTGGTGATGTAAGAGGAACAAACGAGAAGAAGGCTGTTTATGAGATCATCCCTGATGCAAATCCTAACACTGGTATCATCAAGGACGGCGGCTTAGCTGTTAAGTACTGCATCTGTTCAGCACTTACAGCTTGCGCTGGAACTTCACAGAGCGAATCTGCTAAGCAGAGAACAATGGTATATGGCGATCCTAAGAACTTCGAGCTTGACCTTTTCAGTGCTTACGAAGTACGTGTTTCTGAAGACTTCGCTTTCACAAGCCTTATGGACACCATCGTTGGTGATGTTGAAGTTGGCGGCAAGGTTAAGGTAAGCAAGGGCTTCGTAGCTCTTACCATCGCAAAGTCCCCATAAGTAAGACCTTATCGGGGCTGACGATCGGGTCGCTTACTCTTACGCCTGAGTTTGATTCGGACGTAACATCTTACACGGTCACAACCGAGAACATCAAGGACAAGGTTACCGCAACACCTACAAGCGAAGCTGCCACAGTTTTGGTCAAACTTAACGGCGTGACAGTTGAAAACGGCAGCGATGTGACATGGGTGCCGGACAGTGATGAAAATGTGCTGACGGTCAAGGTTACCGGTGATGATGGTGATACCACATACACAGTAACGCTCACGTCAACATATGAGCCTGTAGCTAATACCCTTTCGGCATTGGTTATCGGCGCAGCTCCGGGGCTGACCTTGACACCTGCGTTTGATTCCGATGTGACCAGCTATACTGCTACAACGTCGAATCAGTCAAACAAGGTGACAGCCACTCCTACATCTGAGGATGCGCTTATAACAATCATGGTCGGGGAGACCGAGATTGAGAATGAGTCAAGCGCAAACTGGTCAGTGGGTGAGAATACTCTGACAATCACAGTTACCGGAGATGATGGAGACAAAACATATACCGTAACAGTAACAAGGGAACAATCAGGCGGCTAATACCGGGAACGGGTTAGCATGGGCGGAGTTTTTAGACCCCTAGAAGCTCCGCCCAATATTGGAGGATGAACGATGGCAATATTGGATGATGTTAAGATGGCTCTCAGGATAAGCCATACAAGCCTTGATGCGCTGCTGGCAAAGCAGATAACGATGGCAAGGGCGGAGATGGTAAGGAACGGAATGAGCAGTGCAGTGGCTAATGATGATAGTAATGTTCTGGTAACGGACGCTATTATCACCTTTTGTCAGATGAAAAATGCTGACACCATCACAGAATCGGAACAGTATTCCAAGAGCTGGCAGTACCAGCTTGACTGCCTTCGCAAGTCCACCTTTGCAGAGCCTAATCCTGAACCTGAGCCGGAACCTGAACCACAGCCAGAACCTGAACCACAGCCAGAACCTAATCCGGAATCGGGTGAGACACCCGAGGGAGGTGACGATGTACAATCAAGTGATTAAGCTGAGGAGCTACACCGAAACCACTGATGATTATGGGATACCGGTAAGGACAGTGACAGACAGGACCGTTTTTGCAGGTCTTAAGAGCATAGGGCAGAGCGAATTTTACCAGGCGCAGGCTGATGGTTTAAAGCCACAGCTGAAATTCATACTTTCCGACTACCTTGATTACCAGGGCGAGAAGGAGATCGAGTATGAGAGCAAAATCTACAATGTGCTCCGGACTTACAGGGACGGGAAGAAAATAGAAATAACCGTATATGGAGTTGATGATGAATGAGTGTGCCGAAATCCGTAGTAAAATACGATAAAAACGGGATAAAATTTGTATCAAACGTCGATTACTGCCAGTATACCATCAGTGAGCTGACAAGGGCGGCCCTGAAGGATGTCGGGGCTTTCGTATGTAGGAAATGCAATACGAATGCTTATAAGCTTTGGAAAAATCTGCATCATAATGGGAAGATGGCGAACCGTATAAAGGGTAAAAAGTCAGCTTTCCAATACTGGGTAAGAAAGAAGGATTGCGATCTTCAGGTAGGCATCAAGCATAATACATGGTACGGCGTCAAGCAAGAGCTTGGCACAAGCACAATGCCGAAGAAGGCAATACTTAGGACAAATGTAGAAAGAAATATAAAGACGATAGTTGAAATCGAATCAAAATACCTGCCATGGGTAGAAGATCAGGTGCAGGCAATGAGAGTGATCAACGAAAACGAGATGCAGGGAGGAGCTGACGATGAATAAACGGACAACGATGGAGCTTGTTAAAGATATCCGCACGCTTCTCCTGACGAAATGCAGCGAGACATACTTCCGGGAAGGGAAAGAGACTAAGACATATCCGAGGATCATATTTGATGTCAGACCGTATCAGGAAAGACGGATGGTGCTTGAGCTTGACCTCTGGAGCATCCGGAAGAACGGCGACAATCAGGGCGATAAAGAACTCTGTGACCTTGCTGACAGCGTCGAGGATATGCTTGATGAGTATATCCTCAGCAGGGCGAATTATATCGCATCTTTCTACACTAATAACGATGCAAAGGCTGTCTCCGATGAAAATAAGGATATTAAGCACATGAATATGTCATTTGACATCATATATCAGAGTTAGGAAGGAGAAAAATAATGCATAAGCTTAGAAGCGGCTTAAATGCCGACACAAAGAAACACCTGATGCTTGGCGAAGGCGCTATCTTCAAGAATTTCGTAGTAGGTACTGATACCTACGAGAGCGCAAAGGCAGCAGGAAAGCTTCTGGGAGCATGTCAGGGCGGATCAACATTTGATGCACAGGCAAATGTGAGACAGATCGAAGTTGACGGCATCCCTGGCAAGGTGGCAGACCTTGAAGAGATTGACAGCTGGGATGTATCCCTGCAGACCACTTTTTTAGAGGTGAAAGCCGATACAATCAAGGCAGCGCTCGGGGCAGCATCTTCATCACATGCAGACGGATACACACATATCACAGGAAGGAATGACTTTGTATCGACGGATTATGTAACAAATGTGACATTCGTCGGGTCGATGTCAGGAAGCGAAGCTCCTATCATCCTTCAGGTGAAGAATGCTATAGGAGACGGACATCTCAGCATTAACGTACAGAACAACAACGAAGCAAAGGTTCCCTGCACATTTCAGGGCAGGTACACGATTGAGACCTTGTCAGCACCGCCTTTTGATATCTGGTATCCTGATATCATGCAGGCATCAAAGTACAGCGTGACCGTAGCTGACAATGCTTCGACAACGGTAACGGTTACCGGATATGACACCAGCATCACGGCTACATCATCTGATACAACCAAGGCTTCAACTTCAGTGAGCGGCGGGACGATCACTATCACAGGCGAGGCAGCAGGAACTGCGACTATTACAGTTACAGATCATGCAGGCAACACCCTGACGATTGCGGTGACAGTAACAGAATAATGAATTTTATCTATCCAGAAGGGCAGAACTATCAGAGTCCTGCCCTTTATTGCAGAAAGGGGTATAAAACAATGAGGAAATTAGCGACTAAAGACGTATTCACGATGGCTAGGATTATCACAAAGGCAAATATCAAGGAGGAACTCCGCAGGATAGTAAATGACAGCGAGGGGAAAAACAAGCTTGATATGGGTATAGATTTCGCGCTTGCAGTGATAACCGGAGTGAGCGACGAACGGACAGAGAAAGAGATATACAAGTTCCTGGCATCAGTCCTGGAATGCAGTATTGAAGATATAGAAAATTCAGATCCCATGGTGCTTATAAACAGGCTTAAGAACGATGAAGGGCATGAGCAGTGGGCTGATTTTTTTACAAGTGTCTTGAAGCTGACGCAGAAAGAGATCTAAGCTTCATACTTAAGACATACGGATTCCCGATTCTTGACCTTGACTTTGAGATAGGGATGGAGCTTCTGGGAGAGGCATACCGGACATACAGGGATGAAAGATTCTGGCAGCTTTATGTATCAGTATTCCCGACCATGACAGAGGAGACCTTCCAGACATTTGAGGATTTCAAGAAATATCAGACTGCACCGCCTGCTGAACGACACTCGAAGGAGCAGATACTGGATAAAGTATCGGGAATTATAAATAACATTAAATGGGATAAGGTAAAGATATAACGGAGGGATTTATATGGCAACCTCTATATTTGAATTATTCGGTACTATCATGGTGGACAATTCCAAAGCCGATGAAAGTATCACCAAGACAGAAAAGAAGGCTAATTCGCTTGCTGAGAGCTTTGGGAGCGGAGTCAAGAAGGTGGCGAAGTTTGGAGCAGGAGTAGCGGCAGCAGCAACGGGAGCGGTGACGGCTATCACAGGGATGGCAAGCTCCGCAGCGTCATCCATGGACGAGATAGACAAGGCAAGCCAGAAGATGGGGATATCTGCTGAAGGCTATCAGGAATGGCAGCACGCCATGGATCTGTCAGGAATGTCGATAGATACCATGACAAGCGGCATGAAAGCACTGCAAAAGGCTATGTCCGGAGTGGATGAAGAGGGAAATTCCACCAGCGAGGAGTTTCAGAAGTTGGGCATTAGCCTGACGAATGCCGACGGGTCGCTCAGAAGCACAGAGGATGTGATGAACGATACTATCCTTGCCCTTGCCGATATGGGCGAAGGAGCCGAAAGGACAACGATAGCCACGAAGCTTTTCGGGCGAGCTGGTACAGAGATGGCACCCATGCTCAATGCCGGGAAAGATGCTATCGAGGGCATGAAGCAGGAAGCGCATGACCTCGGGCTGGTAATGTCGGATGAGGATGTAAAGGCAGGAGCACAGCTGAATGACACGCTGAGCAATCTTAAAAATTCACTCGGGGCGATGGTCACAAAATTGGGTGTGAGCGTCATGCCGGTAGTGCAGCAGTTCGCAGACCTGCTCATGACATATATGCCTAAGGTGCAGGAGCTTTTTGACAGGATATCGCCTATATTGACGGAAATGTTTGATAAGCTTATGCCTCCATTGTTTGACCTGGTGGATGCCATAATGCCGGTAATATTTGACGTATTGGAGGCACTGATGCCGATATTCACGCAGATAGCCCAGACTATACTGCCGATATTTACCGACCTAATCGGCAAGCTTGCGCCGATACTCGGGCAGATAGCAGAAAGGATAATGCCTTTGCTGTCAAAGCTGCTTGAGGCGGTCATCCCGATCATAGACGCGATATGGCCGCTTGTGTCGACGCTGCTTGACCTTGCCCTGAGCTTGATAGACCCTTTGTTAAAGCTGGTGGAGACTTTGCTGCCGCCTATCATCAGGCTTGTGCAGGCTCTCACTCCGATCATAGAGCTCCTTGGGCAGATACTGACGCCAATAGTAGAGCTGATAAATGCAATCCTTGCACCGGTGCTCAACGTGATCATAACGCTTTTATCGCCGGTGATCGAGTCGCTGAGCATCCTGAATCCTATATTGGATCTGCTGGGGACGCTGCTGAAGCCGATACTTGACCTGATAAACCTGATATTAAAGCCGGTGCTCGACTTCGTTAACTGGATATTCGGGGATAT